AAGGCTCTAGCTCTTACTGTCGAGATTGTTCGGTTAATGTTTGTCAACGTTTTTAATCCCTCTTGCTGGGCGCGAATAGCTTCGGTTCTGCCTTGCATTGTTACTTGCTGGGCCTGAAAATCCGCCTGTTGTTGAGCGGCTTGTGCCTGAGCATTATAAATTTTCTGTTGCGTTTGACCTTGTTGATATTGGCCAATGGCGCTTACAATCATTGCGGCGACGGCGAGTTGCATATTATTGTCCTATCGAAACTTTAAATTCCATGTTTAACAAATTGAACTTTAACGGTTCGCCTTGCGTTACCGTTATTGTTCCCTCTTTATCAAAGCCTAACAATGGTCCAGCTTTCTTGACGCCGGTAAATGGTTGAATAGCAGTATCTAAAACCCCGGTTCCAAATTGTCTAAACTGAATAGGATTGTCGTTGATGGTCATGGACTGAGTTTGAAATACGTCCGCATTCACTTCCATAATCCGCTTTTTAAATCCGCGGATATTACCCGATGCCATCTTTGCCTCGACTGGCATGGTTTTTAAGTTAATGTTGTAATTTAAACCGACTTGCCAGGACGCAGTTGCGGCCGTTGAGAATGTTACGGTTCCGCCGCCTGGTACTGTTTTGTCAGCTTCCAGGATGCCGTCGCGAACTACTTTGACAGTCTTGGCTACCAGGTGAGACATGGATGCAGATGCGGCCGCGGAGCTGGCATATTTAGCGCTATCCATTGTCAGATCGCGATTAAACGTCTCAACATAATAAGCAGTTGCTCCGTTAACGCTCCTGGCAACAATGACGTAAACCGTATTGACGTCAACGGCCACGGCTTTAAATAGCCCGTCGGTTACAAATTCGGATGGAGCAATAACGCTTTGCGATCTTAATAATGAGATACACATAATCGTACCGTCATCGCCGTTAACGACAAATAATCGATCTGTATCGTCTGTTGATGTTGCGCGATTTAGCGCCATATCTACCGGGTTCTTGACCAGGTGTCCGGATAACAATGTAACGTTGTTGGCAATGTAGGTTGCTTCGGTATCAGTAAACAATAGCTCGTTAACTGATTTACCCTGGCGTTGCAAAAACAAGGTGCCGGAATCCAGGCCAATAACTGGGAAATTATTCCTTGCGCCAATTTTGGTTGACGTGCGAATAATAAAGTTAGTTGGCGTAATTGGTTCCAGGGTTGCCTGGGGGACATAAAATTCGCCGCCAATACTAAAGATTTGCAAGTCACGGCCCGAATAAATATCGGTAATCGTATTTAATTGTGACGTATCGATTGTCGCCTCTACGGCCTCATCGTCCAAACCTTCGCCATATTGAAAATTAAAGAAATCCGATACGCGAGATCCCCAAACCGTAGTCGGCCTGGACTTGGCGCCAGCAAAGAATAGACGACCTTCGTGGAATGTTACTGATCTTGGCCATCCGCGGCCAGCGCTCCAGGACGCCTCATATCCGCGCTCAATCTCCCAGTTGCCCTGGGCAATATTGCTAGTATCAAAAAACGGAATTTCAACAATAGCTTTGACGCTTGAATTACTTTTGTATTCAACAATCTTTGCCCGTCCCTGGGGTTCAGCATTGATATATTGACCAACGTCTGTGCTTACAAATGCTGAGTGTTGCGACGTTAAGGTGATATTCCCGCTTGTCCCCGATGGCGTTAAGTGTCCGGCAGTTGGAGTTGTCACCGTTAGCGTATAAGCATAGAACGGGATCTCATCAAACGTAATCGTTGAGACGGTCCAGCTCGTATCGGTTCCGCCGCGTACAAATTTAATTGGCTCTAAATCTTCCTGGACAAAAATAATCGTATCGGCCGACTGGGCAAACTTTAGTCCTGGAATCACTCCGGCAGTAAAGCTGGCCACGGCCAAGTAACTATTACCGGATCCGTTGATATTGGTCAGTAGGGCCTTGTTCTTATAAATGTAAACGCGTCCAGGGACGATCGCAAACATATACGAATCGACCACATTAAATTGAAACGGTACAAGTTTAAGTGCCTGGCTTGCTAGGTTGGCCGGCAAGGTGTCAATGTATTGCAATCCTTCACGACGACGTGCGCCGCCTTGGGGTTGGATCACCACATTCGTGGCTTTTTGTAATGCGTTGTAATACTGGTTTAAGTCAATGCGGCCGCGCAAGAGCGGGTCCAATTCACCCACTACAAAATTGGTTTGAATAAGGACTGAACGTGGCATTATCCAAACCGTACATTGATAAGTGGGAATGCGTCCTGTTGATCCAGGGTAATAGATGGGCGGCTTTGCGCATCGATGCTCATGGTTTGACGGAAGAATCCGCCGCGCATATTCTCTTCGGGCAAGCCAAACGCGAGACGCTGATAATATTCCGCCTTGGTAAGTTGGTCAGTAACCATCTGTGCAAAATTTGCGGCCAGGGCGTACTTCAAGAAATTAACGAAATAGCTTGGCATTTCGCTTTCCGGCGTACGGTACTGGTAATCAATCCAGGCTTCTTCAATGTTGGTTAGTAATTTATCTTGTTGCACGTCAAACTCAACGGTTGACGGGTAATTCACGGTGTCATCAGCATGAACGGCACGAATGCCAGCTAGGCGATCACCTGGTAATTGATAAAGATATTTCCATCCAAATGCCGGGGTATCGACTAATCGGGCAAGTTGGGTTTTTTTAAGGGTAAAGCTCCAAGGGTACATGGATAAAACCATATCCCGGATGTCGTCATAGAGACGGTCGCAGATTTGCGACGAATCAGAAACTTCGGAAAAAGACGTTAGTGGTTTTTGCCCTAGATAAATCAGAGCATCAGAACATATTGATAGTTTTGTATCACCCGACGCCATAACAATCCTTTAATGATAAAAATCCAGGCGGATTAATCCGCCCGGACTTATTACTACTGTTTAGTCTGCGTCAGCTACGGTTACTGAGGTGCCATCGGATACATCGACTACGCCTGAAGCATTGCTTAAAACAATGACTAAATTTGCAGTTGGTGTAGCGGTGTCAAAGCAATAAATCATATCGCCAACAGTAACCAAATCCGATACAGAATCAAAGTAGCCGGAAGTGTTTACGGTAGCGATTGCATCAGCGCTTTTATAACCCCACATTACTGGAGCATTGCCGCGCTTAGATACGTTGCCGATTGGACCAAAATTATCTCTTGAAAATGCCATGATCTAGTCTCCTTATTCGGTGCAAGTGATTTTAACAATGCCGTCAGAATCAATTGATACTGAACCAGCGCTGAACATAGATGCCACTAAGAAAGAAGTTTTCTCAGCAATATAGTCAACACGGCTAGTTTGATTGAGACCAATTGCCATGCCTACTGCATCGCGATGGAATGCGAATACAGTACGATCAGAAGATGAAAGTGGCAAGCCGCCTTCATCGCGATCACCAACGGTTACAAACTTAAAGCCCAGGAAGGTATCTACTTCACCAGTTACCAAAGCCTTAACTGTATTAAAGTCAGAGCTGGTCACGGATGTTAGACCTAACAGGGCGGACAAGTTGTTCGCGTGGAGAACGATAGTACGGCCTTCCATTGGTACGTTCTTTGCGTCCAAAGCCTTCTTGGCGGCGCGAAGTTTACCAACGTTTAGGTTTGATGCTGAACCGGTCGAACCGTCATCGGCAACAGTCTTAGCGACTGTACCGGTGCTGGATGCGGCGACTAATGCGTCAATAATTACTTGGTCCATACGACGGCCAATAGCACCGGATACGACTTGAACAAGCTCTTGACGCTCGTTAAAGTTAACACGTTGCTGATGGAAAATATCGCTATATTCAGCGGCGATATAGTCGGTCATGGTTGCAGTTACTTGTGAATAAGTAACGTTTAAAGGTACTACATCGGTTTGTGGTACACGAACAGATGCGGATCCCTTACCAATTTTTGGGAATTTTACAGTCGAGCCTTCTACGCTAGTACGCTCACGTGTCAAACCAGCCAGGGCGCGTTGCGCCTGGTATGCTTGTTTAACTTCGCTATCGAATAACGTGACGAAAGCATTAGAGATTTGAAGAGCCATCTCAATTTCCTTTCATATCAAAGTTTAAAAAATTAAAAATCATTTTTAGCTTTGCGATTATCCAAGCGGGTCGCTACGCGTAGTAACGGGCCTTGCGGTTATCCATTACGTAACACTATAAATAAAAAAAGAGTGCGTTGCAATCAGCTTCGCACTCTTTTTTGTTGTGACCGGGAAGTCTAACGGTTTCCCTCTCCAAACATTGAATAGACCATATCTTCCACTTTTTTGGTGTAAGCCGCGTCTTTTCCGTATTTTGGATCAGCCATCATCGACTGAACATCGCTCATACTTGCCTTTTGACTTTCTTGCATTTCAAGCCCAGGGATGTCCGTCTCCATATAGGATGCCCGGATCTTATGCAACGCTGAGATAAAAGACGCGTTATTACTGGCGCGTCCAATTGCCTCGATTTCGCCCTGGTTTAATGTGCCAGCATTTTGCATTTTGACTAACCATTGCTCGGTTGATTGAACAATCTTGTCCGCATTGCGGCCAAGTTTTTTCATTTCAGCATCGCGACTGGTTTTCATTTGCTCATCGGCGGCGCCCATGTGATTCGTGTAGAGATCGATCATTTGATCAAATTGCTCCTGGCTTAAACCCTGATCCTTGGCCAGGCCTACGAAATCCTTTAGCATCGGATCATCTTCGGCCACTCCGCGGTCCTTTAGACTGGTAATCTCATACTTACCATCCTTGGGTGCCTTGTGTTTACCAGCAGACATTTTGGCCCGTAGCTCAGAGTACGCCTTGGCTAGACCCTCAACGTCCGGACCGGATTCTTCGTCCCAAAAATTTTCAGGAAAAAATTCCGGGCGAACAAAATCCAGCTCTTCGTCGTTATCTACTTCCTGGGGTTTGTCGTTTGGATCTACGTCCATGTGCGGAGCCGCTAGATCATCCATCTTTTGACCTGGTTTTTCCGCTGGTTTAACGTTCAGTAAGCTACCCGAATCGTCCTTATTGCTACTTGTTGCGTTGTTGCCGGCTTGATTATCGCTAGTATCAGCGGTCAAGTTGTCGGTATCGCTCATATTTAAGACCTCGCTCGTTTAATTCGCCGCTCTAATTCCCGGACTAG